TTCAACGTCTGCTGCTGCTGCTGGTTCTTCTGCTGTTACAGCAGCTTCTTCAACATCTGCTGCCGCTGCTGGTTCTTCTGCTGTTACAGCAGCTTCTTCAACATCTGCTGCCGCTGCTGGTTCTTCTGCTGTTACAGCAGCTTCTTCAACATCTGCTGCCGCTGGTTTTTCTCCTTCTCCTCCTTTTCCTTCCTCATCACCATCTGCTCCTCCCATCATTACATTTTCTTTTATTTTACAAATGGGGTTGGTGCTGCCGGGATAGCATTCTCTAAATATATCTTTTACAAAATCATTAATAAATCCCTTGCCTGTATCCAAATGATTAATATAATCGGAATATTCCAACAAATTTTTCATGGATTTACCCTTATAATACAAACATTTTGGGAGAGAAAATCCACCTTTTTTATCTACTACTTCTACATATTTCCATCCATTACCAATATCTCCATTATCAAGTATATTGTATAATACATTTTTAAATTTAAGAGTTGTATTATTCATTGTATATATATAATATATATAAATGAATTATTTAATATTAGTTATTAATAACTTAAATAATATTAAATACAATTAAAATTCAGTATCCCACGCCGTCGCCGCTTTGTTACCGGCTCTAGATGCTAAATAAGATTTCTGCTCCGCAGTTTCACAGGCACATCCACCTGTTCCACTAACAGTAGAATGCTTGCAACATTCCGGTTTAAAATCATTGTTACCATAGTAAAACAATTGTCCTTCTTCCATTGGAACACTTACTTTTTCATAATTTTCACCAGGTTCATATACTTTTTGGTATTTATCATTGTGAACACCATTTGAGGTGCTATACAATAAGTTAGACATACCTTCCTTGTTAATACAACTTATGCATGTATTGCTTATAATAAATCCAACAACAAGTATTATTATTAACAAATTGATGATATTAAGGTTAAGAGTGATTGAAATATTACTCATATAAATATTAAATAGATAATATTTAAAATTTATTTTAATTTTTTCATAGTAAATTACTTATTGTGTCCAGTCGCTTAATTATTTAAAAAATATTCTAAACAAGCATTAAAATCATATATTTTAACATCATCTACATAAAACATATTTTTATTTGTTAAAATGTGATACAATTTATTTTCATGTTTGCGGTGCTTAATATGCGTTTTATGATATTTTGCTAAATCAGATTTCTCAAATATTATATTATTACCTTTTAAATCAAGCGTATCATTAAAATAGTTAAATGTATTTTTATTGTCCAGTGATTGAACAACTCCAGTAACAACCACACCGTTTTTCAATATCTCTCCCACTTCAATATCTTGGATGTATTTTTTCTCACCATTTTCCAATTCAATTACAGTATTTTCAAAGAAGCCACTATTTAAGTATGTATTAATGTCTTTTTTGGTGTAAATGTATTTTTTATTTTTAAGCGTTAATATTTCACTAATCGTCACTTCATCCCAATCCATAAAAACTGTATCATTTATTTCTATTTTTTTGGTATTGGTGTTAATACAATACACCAAGTCTTCTTTTTCATTTAAACGAAGTGCTCGTGGATCATTTTCAACATGAATCCAGCCCATTGATGGGTTATATACTGTATGATTTTCAGTTACAATAACCCCATTTAAATTATACATCGTATTACCCACCGCACTTGTTTTAAATACGCTGGTGACAACATCGTTATTTAATAAAACATCACCCGGAACCAGTTTCGATATAGCAATCGCTCCATTTACAGTGTCGATTTTAGTATCTTTATGAAAACAATTCGAAGGTTTACCTGGTTTAGACGGTATATTTCCAACGCTTATAAGTAATGCGTTCGCAATGTTTAGTTTTATAATAATCATCAAGGTCATAATTGCAACATAAAATATGGTAGCGGAAATCGCAACCGGCCAAGTAAATGGTAAAATCCACAATCCTACAATCATAGCCGAAGCAGCAATCATTCCCGCAATAACAAGATCCATAAAACTACCAATAAATGCTCGTAAAGCAGAAAACTTGGCAACCAGTGCGTGTAACAAAGTGATAATGACGGCATTCATTTTATTTAAAACATCTTTCATATTAATATACATTTTCTGTATGGGAATGATAACACTACCGATACGGCTGATAAAATACTCCATTAATACTCTCATTTTTTTAATTATATTTGCCGCTAAAGTTTGAAGCCCACCCCCGGAAGCTGCTAATTTTTGTAATCCGGAGGTTAAACTTTCAATGGTGCTAATGATCGGCTTGGTAAATACATCAACAATTGATTTTAAAATTAGATTTGTGCATACTGAAAAGTTTTTACTAGTGCTTTCAAAAACGGTATCATTTGGGTCTTTATTAATCATTCCGGCAAAAGGTATGATACCTGGACGACATCTTATATTATTCCAATCATCTTTTAATTCATTTATATTAGACTTTATATTAAAATATGAAAATACAAGTAAAAATGCAATTATAACTATAACTGTTATAGATACAGAACTCCCGTATTTTTCTAAATATGTCTTATTTCTGTATAATTTATTTACATTTAAAATAAAAGTATCGTTCATCTTATATATAAAATGGATAATAATATGATTTTCGCATTCTATTTAAAGTAATATTTAAACCACCACATTAATCTTCCCAATCCCAAAATTTATATTCGCCAACCGGAATGATGTGAGTAGAGGTGACCAGACACGATAATGTATCACTATACATATCAGTTTTTTCTGCTAAATTGAAGAATTGGACGGGTATTAAATCACCGGTGCTAGGGTCAACAATTTTATGACTTCCTGTAACCAAAATATCAGCATTTAGTTGTTTACTCCATATTTTATAAAAACGATGTTCTTCACCGCCTTTAATTTTTAAAGTAGCAATAACATCGATACCTCCTTTAATTTTTTCACCGATCTTAATATTTTTCATTTTCTTTACTGTTCCATCATTCATAGTTACTGGTGTATCGGGTGAAAAGCACAATAATCGAATGGTTTGTCCAATTGGGCCTCTCCAAAGACTAGTTCCAGTTAAACCACCGGATTGTATCATATTGGTTATAACAACCATTGTTCCGGCAAATTTATAAAATACATCTTTCATATTAACAATAAAAAACTGCATTTTCACCATGATACCTTTAAAAATATTTAGTATATCACCTCCTGCCATACCAAATCCCTTGGTCATGTTTGCCATAATTACGGTTAATGAACTAACAGCACTTAATATGCCACCGGCAACATCGCCTAATACATCTAAATTATTGAAAACCGGTTTTAAAAATGTATTCATTAATGCGGATTGAATTCTTCCTATGCAAAAAGCAAAATTTTCCATTGAATCATATCCTAAATAACCGGCAAACGGCATTGCGATTGGACTGCATTTGTATTCGTCCCAATTATCTTTAATTTTTTTCAATCCTATTGCTAAAAATGAAGAAATATACAATATAATAAAAGCAACAATAATAAGTATGGCCGTATATACATCGCTATTTTGTGTTGGCGATTTAACAACTGTTTTTTTCATCATATTAACACTTCTTAAACCTTGAATAACTTCCATAATAAATTATGTTTTGATTTTAATATTTTAAATTTATTAAAATCAAACTTAAATAATTATTACAACACTTTTGCTTCTACTACATTTAATTCTGCGGCTTGTCCGTCGACAATCATGGCGTTTCCCAATGCGTTCATGCTATCTCCGGTTTGTCCTGCATGTTGTGGCAACTCCATCCCTTCCAACACTGCGCCGCCTTTACTACCGCCTCGTAAGTATAGTTTTTTTAGTTGCTTTTGTATTTTTTTTCTTGCTTTTTTAAGTGTGTGTGCTAATTTTCGCTTGGGTATATGTTTTAAATGTATTCTGTTTTTCATTGTTTTCCGGGTTTTCATACCTTTTTTACTTTTCATACCTTTTTTACTTTTCATGGCTTTACCGACTTTTTTTGATTTTTTTTGTGTGTTTTTTGCTGCTTGGTTACGCTTTTTACTTTTAACGTATTTAATTTTCATTTTTACAACCATTATATAATTAACGCGTAAAATAATATAAACAATAAAAATTATTATTTAGTATATTAATTATAAAATGGATGAAGATGGACGATTAAAATTAAAAAGTATGATTAACGAATTTAAGCCAGAAGAAACCACTGGAAAAATAAGAAAGTTAAAGCATAGTGAAAAAATCAAAAAACAAGTTGAAACATATTTAAATTTAAAGAAAAAGTATAGCCGAGTATCACCCGAGACATTTTCAAAGATGTGTAGAACTCAATGTGCTTTTTTGTATGAAAACTATACAAATTTATATAATAAATTGGTGAAAGATGATTTAGATTTGTCTATTTTATTTAACTTTGTTAGTATTTTAAAGGAAATCGAAGATGGTAAATTAGATCAGCACGAAGGATCGGTAAAGGTTGGTCAAATCTTAAAGGAGTTGTATATTGACAGTGCTTTACGAGAAGACAAAAAGCGAAACAGTAAAAATCATAAATATAGAAAATCTAAAAATGTATCGTGGAGTGACTTTAAATCATCATCTAATACCTCATCTCTACCGTCGTCGTCTGAACTGTAGTTATGTGCAAAAACACAGCAAATAATATTTAAAACATAGTTAAATATTATTTTTTATTAATACATAATGGATATTTCAAGAGCAAAAGACATTTTAGATTATTGGTTCTCAAAAGGACTATATACAGCAGATATCGATAAATGGTTTATGAAAAGTGAAGATTATGATGAAGAAATCAAAGGAAAATTTGGTGATTTATTGAAAGAAGCTGAACATGGTAAGGGGTTTGGTTGGTTAGTTAGCAAAGATAGTTATGTAGCACATATTATATTAATGGATCAATTCAGTCGCCACATTTACAGAGGAAAAGGAGATGCTTTTAAAAATGATAAAGGTTGTTTAATATTTGTTGAATTGGGTTGGGAATTGTATAAAGAAGAATTAAAAGGTTATGAATTTATGTTTGCGTTTATGCCTTATATGCATACAGAAAATATTTTATATCAGAAAAAAGGCGAACAACATTTTTTTGGTCATAAAGATTTGTATAAACAATATCCCAATGCAAGGGAAACAAAAAGACCTTTAACAGACTCTAAAAATCCATCATATATTTACTTCAGTGAACCAACAAATTATGATAAAGAATATAATATGTTAAAATCTATGGAACCACATATGGTGGGTCATAAACAAACAATTCAAATGTTTGGTAGATTTCCAAAAAGAAACGAAGCACTTGGTAGGGAAACCACTATTCAGGAAGAACAATATTTGAATCGTGAAGAAGTTAAAAATAGACCTTATTAATATTATTTCTTATGATCTAAATAATACCCTAATGATATTATATAAATGTTATATAAATGTTATATAAATATTATAATAAATTAATTTAAAAAGGTTTTGGTTTAATAAAGTATTATGGAATTAAAAAATATGGTGCAAACTGCTAGAAAAAATGTTATATATTTAAAAAATGGTTTTGAAAAAGTATATCATGAAAATGTAAATTGTTATGATAGAGCGGATCGTTATAAAATTAACCAAACATTTACTCTTTTGACATGTATGCTTGGGGGAAGTTTATTTGCAAATTTCATTGAATTAATGTGGAAGCCTTATGCTGCTTGGAGTTATGTTGAATTTGCTGGTATTGTTTATTTTTTATACAGAGGAGGTAATTCTGGTGGTGACTTGGTTTTCGATTATTTAGATAATATATCTACATCTAGACCAATTCCAACCGCGTATGCTAGTGAATTAGTAGAAGGAGGTAGTTATGAAAATCCAATTGTTTTAACTTCCAGTAGTGAAGATTATGAAGAAGATGAAGAAGATGAAGATGAAGAAGAGGAAGAAGAAGATGAAGAGGAAGATGAAGAGGAAGATGAAGAAGATGAAGAAGATGGAGAAGATGAAGAAGATGAAGAAGATGAAGAAGATGAAGAAGATGAAGAAGATGAAAAAGATGAAGAAGATGAAGAAGATGAAGAAGATGAAGCCGAGGACAAGGAGGGTGGCGGCGGCTTCGTGTCAAGTTCCTCTGACGAAGAAGAAGAAGCCGAAGTATTTACTCATGCGGATCAAGAAACAACTATCGGTGCAGAAGCACTAACTCGGTTAAGACTAAGACGCAGTTCTCGTGGTAAAAACAAAACGGATTAAATTACAATTACAAATTTCACAAATGATTTAAAGTGTATAATATAATAATTATATTAAAATAATTATTATATGATTTTGGTAATAGTAGAATCACCTGCAAAGTGTAAAAAAATAGAATCTTATTTGGGAGTAGGTTATAAGTGTATAGCGAGTTATGGGCATATTCGAGAAATGAATGGATTAAAGTCTATTGATATTGGAAATACATTTCAACCTACCTATCGTTCTATGCTTTCAAAGAAAAAATATATTAATAGTTTAAGAACCAATATTCAAAAGGCTAATGAGGTAATATTGGCGACAGATGACGATAGGGAAGGAGAAGCAATTGCGTGGCATATATGTATGCTATTTAATTTATCAGTTCAGCATACAAAGCGGATCATATTTCATGAAATAACCAAACCAGCCATCAAAAAGGCACTGGATAATTCCACACATTTAAACATAAATAAAATATATTCACAACAATCACGCCAAGTATTGGATTTATTGGTTGGATTTAAGGTTTCTCCTGTGTTATGGAAGAACATCTCTGGTAAAAGTGGATTGTCTGCAGGTAGGTGTCAAACAAGTGCCTTGCGACTTGTATATGATAATTATAAAGAAATATTAAATAAAACGGGTAAATGTGTATACAATACAGTTGGTAACTTTAATTTAATAAACACATCTCTCCCTTTTGAGTTAAATAAACAATTTAAGTCAGAGGATAATGTAAATAAATTTCTGGAGAAAAGTAAATCATTTAAACATGAATTACTTGATAAAAATGAGAAAAAAGTATTTAAGCAGCCGCCCAAACCGCTGACAACTAGTAAACTTCAGCAAAAGGCCAGCAATGACCTTGGATTTAGCCCAAAAGTAACAATGTCATGTGCACAACGATTGTATGAAAATGGTTATATTACTTATATGAGAACTGATTCATTGAAATATAGTAGTGAATTTATAAAATCCGCAAAAAACCACATTCACGACAAATACGGTGAAAAATACATATCAAAAACCATATTTAGTTTAGCAAATAAAAGCAATGCTAATCACACAAAACAGACGGATAATAGTAAAAATAAAAAACCCACGAAAAACACAAAAAATGATTTAGCACAAGAAGCGCACGAAGCCATACGACCGACTAGTGTAGAACGAACATCTCTCCCCATAAATGGAAAAATAACAAACAAAGAACTCCGTCTTTATTTATTAATTTATAAAAACGCATTGGCTTCATGCATGTCCCCTGCCATATACGATAAATTAACCATTTCAATAGTGGCTCCTATTAAAACAAAATACACGCATATCACAGAGAAAGTGGTATTTGACGGTTGGTGCGTAATATATGGTGTTGAAACACTCAACGAAACTTATGAAATGTTAAACCGACTTGATATGTCGTCATCCGATGAAATAAAATATGAAAAAATCCGTAGTAATATGAAGATGGTCGATTTAAAGTCGCATTATACTGAATCTAAATTAATCCAGTTACTAGAAACAAAAGGAATTGGTCGTCCCAGCACATATTCCTCTATTATCAGTAGAATACAAGATAAAAAGTATGTAAATAAAGAAGATGTTCCCGGTGTTAAAATAAAATGCAGCAATTATGTGTTAGAAGGGGGTAATATAAGTAAAAAAATAGAAGAAAATGAGTTTGGTTCTGAAAAAGGTAAATTAGTATTACAATCTACTGGTTTGTTTGTGATTGAATTTTTAATAAAACACTTTAATGAATTATTTGAATATGATTATACGCGTAATATGGAGGCGGAACTAGATAAAATAGCGAATGGCGACATGACATTATTGGAGTTGTGTAAAACATGTAATAATACCATTGATGCTTCTATTAAAAATATAAAAAAACAAGATAAACCAATTGTAAAAATAGACAAGTATCATACTTATACGATTGGTAAATATGGACCAGTAATAAAACATACCGATGAGGATGGTGTGATATCATTTAAGCAAATAAATAAAAATATAAAAATTGATTTAAATAAACTTAAGAATGGAGAATACAAATTAAGTGAATTAATCGGCATGGATAATCATCAAAATAATAACCGCGAATTAGGAGAGCACAACGGCAGTGAAGTTGTATTGAAAAATGGTAAATTCGGCATGTATGTAACAATCGATGGCAAAAATACATCTGTAAAATACATTAATAAAGATATGGATGACATTACATTGGAAGATGTGGTTGAATATATTAATAAAAAAGGGAAACAGGAATCAAATATAATCAAACGATTAAATGACGATATGAGTATACGCAAAGGAAGATATGGTCCGTATGTATATTACAAAACAAACACCATGAACCGTCCAAAATTTATATCTATGAAAGGAGTTGCAGAAGAAGAAATAACGGTTTCATGGGTGGAAGCGCGATTAAATGATTAAAATGCGTAATTAAAATAATAATAAATAAAAAATCATAATCTTTACGATTTTTTATTTTTTCACTATATTTTTATTATTAGTTTACTGAAGTTGTAGATTTGAAAATGATTCATATAACCAAGGCAAATTATTTGCAGCGGGGCTACTAACCATTGTTAGAGCGCCTAACACATAAAATACTGCCAATGATTGTGAATGTCTGTCCACTCCAGCACTAATAAACTTAGAAACCAGTTTCAAAATGGAGCTTTTAATATGCTCGATCTCTCGTGTATATAAATGTCTATCTGGACGAAAAGGATTGCCTAATGACGGAGGGAATATTTTATTCTTGGTTTCAGTTGATAATTGTGCTCTGTAGTTCCATATATCAATTAATTCATTTAAAAACCTCACCAACTTACTTCCTCGCAAATCCATTAACCATTTACTATCTGTAATAAATCCAAAAGTATCAATTGTCTGGAATAGTTCAATTGCTTTAAACATATTATCTTTTTTTAAACTAAGTTCGTATTCTTCATTATTTAAATCAATCTTCACTTTTAATTTACATATCTTTGAATATTTAATTATATTAAATACTCTTTTGTGGACACACGGTGGAAATGGCTGTCTATTAAATGGGTTTAATATGGTTGCCATATGTTGTTGTATATTTTTTCTATGTTGTTTTGCGTATTCAAATTGTTCTTTAAATAGGTTATATAAAGAACAGATGTCAAAACTGTAAACATGTTTCTCTCCCGATTCTATACATATTAGTTGTTCCATTTTTAATTGGCTGATTGGTTCCAATGTTAAAAAGTCAATGTCGTTTATTGCGTTTTTTAATAAATGCAGTTTTTTCAGTTTAAACAGTCGTTTAGCCATCATCATCCTAAAACTGCCTTGTATTTTTACCGCATAATAAGAAAGTCGCATGCTATTATAAAGTCGTTTTATCAATTCTGATTTATTTCCATTTACCTTATACCCATAATGTTTACACATAGTTTTCAATTGTGATACATTGTAATTGTATTTTAATACATCGTTGTATTCATCATTTCCAAGAATGTAAAAATTTTCTGCAGTTACTTTGCGCTTTTTTTTATTTGGCATGGATATGTTTTTTATATCTTTATAATAATGGTGTTCAATATAACGCTTGGGTGATGTGGTAATCAGCAAGTTATTATTATCTAAATCTGTATTAATCATTAATTTAAACATTGTATATATATTTATACTATTTTTATAATTATTAATGATGAATGGAAATTTGGAGTGTTATAGTTTGCGTTAAGTAATTTAAAAAGTTATTTAAAACTATAATTAGCGATAACATAAGATATTATGATAAAACATAAATCAGGTAATATTTTAAACATAGTATATAATTTGTTATCAATAGGTAGTTTGTGTAGTTTATTTATCTATCCTTGTAATGGTATTGAATATAGTAGTTGTAATAAATTATGGGGAGTTACACAAGATGCAAATGGAAAAATGTTGTATAAAGTAGGAATGTATATGTGTATTGAAGATCCATATAAAATATATAAAAATATGCAATCAATTTCAGCAATACCTGTTAACGACACAATTTCATCAATTTCATCAAATAACATCAGTGGTTTATTGGAAACAACCACTATCTCTCCCATACCTAATAATACTTTAACGCAGATTGCTAATTTAAATAACCTTTCTGTTTCTAATTTAACTTATAATAATAAGTCTCAAAATATAAACCCAACAGTAAATTTTACTACAGATACATCTACTCACATACCTATACAAACTACTGAAGCACCTTATACAACTCAACCACCTTATACAACTCAACCACCTTATACAACTCAACCACCCAATATAATTACAGAAACACCAAAGGTATCAACTAATATAAAACCATCCAGTAAAGAATTGAATAGTGAAAATGATACAGATGGTACTAATAATACTAATCTTAATCTTAATAGTTTACGGTCTGCGAAAAATGTTTCTGAAAACAATACAAATGACGTTTTAATCATTGTATTGATTGTTGTATGTGTTTGTATAGTAAATGTTGGGGTGTGTTCATATTTGTATTTAAGATATAGGAAAATAAAACATTTAAATAGCAAGGTAGAAGATGAAAACTGCAAACTTCCGTCGCCTCCACCTCCACCTACTGTAAATAAATTTCAACCATCAAAAAATAAATCAAAATTACAACGTGGTGTTAATATGATCCTTCCAAAAAAAACCATAAATTCCCATTTAAAAGTGGATACAACCAAGTCATCAAGAGAGCTAAAATTAAATCATAAAGCACTTACACCAAATACTCGTAAAATATTCGATACTTCAGTTGTTTCGATGCAGTCGTGGTATGAAGATACATTTAAAAATGAACCTGGTTATAATAGTAAAGATGTCCCCCAACCACCTTCCAAAAAAGTGGAAACTATGAAACCACCACTAAAAGCAACTGTATCTTATAAAAATGGCGAGTTTAAGTTGAAAAACAATGTAAAACGATTAATTAATAAAAAAGAGCAAGAAATTCAGAAGTTTGACAAAAACAACCGCACTTTTGCTCAATAATTATATTATAGTTATTTTGTATAATCAGTATTCTTATATAAAATAACACCTATTTAATGTGTTTCTCCGAGAATCTAAAAAATCGCAATTAATATATAAAATTGATTTAAATAAAAGATTATGTAATATATCATAAAATAATCATGTCAGTCAGTTATCTAATCACCAAAGCTAAATCTTTCAATGCCGATGCCGTTAATTACAAGGCACCCGTTACTAATAAGCGCGGAGGCAAAAGTGTTCAACTAGTGTTGTCTGGGCAACCAATTGTATTGCAGGTTCCTTTGATGTTGACCTGGGGTGTAAATGAGCGTGTTGACGAACAAAGTGGTCGTGTTACATATGATATGGCCTTGGATTTCAGAAATGAAACTAAATCAGTAAACTTGTTTAAAGATGCTATGGCGGCGTTTGAAAATAAGATTAAAGATGACTGTATTAAGAACAGCAAGGAATGGTTTGGTAAAAGCAAGATGAGTCGTGAATTGGTAGATAATCTTATGTATCCAATCTTGAAGTATCCTAAGTTGAAGGATGGAGACGGTAATTACACGGATGAGTCGGATTACAGCCGTTCTCCTACTTTAAAGGTGAAGATTCCATTTTGGGAAGGTCGATTTAATGTGGAATTGTATAATTACGATGACAAAACACCATTGTATATGCCTCCTAAAAGAGATGAGGAATCCACTAGTAGTCCAGTGGAATGTATTCCAAAGGCATCGCATGTAAATGGTTTGATTGCTTGTCAAGGTCTTTGGTTTGCTGGTGGTCGTTGTGGTGTGACTTGGAAATTGGTTCAAGCGTGTGTAAGACCACCGGCACGACTATTGGGAACATCTACTTGTCATATTGAAGATGATAGTGATGATGAAGAAATGGATAAAAACTTGGCAGAAAAGGAAGCACAAGATGATACAACAAATCATGACGATGAAGACGACGGACCGGGTCCTTCATTTAAAGAATCAGATGAAGAAGATGAGGAAGAAGATGAGGAAGAAGAAGTAAAGCCAGAACCAGTTAAAAAGAAAAAGGTTGTAAGACGCAAGAAACAATAAATTAATTAACTACTAACAACTACAACTATTATATAAACTTACATATAAACAACACTATAAAAAGACGAAAAATTTAAAAAATAGTAATTTGTCCGAATAAGTCAAAATGATTGAAATAAAGGATATTTAATGAAGCTGAGTAATTAATGCAAGGAATGGTTGGTACTATCTGTGGACGCGCAGATATTGAGGTTTGATTCCTCTTCATTCCCCCTCTAGTCCGCGGCTGGAGGTAGTATCGTATAATAATAGGCGGGTTGCTCCGTCCCAAATACCAGAGAGAAGGAGGTTGTTAGCTGAGGCGTTTCCGGCGGAAATTTATGGTCACTTGATTGAGTTCTAAACCAGTGTCAGCTAACAACAGCTTATGGCAGATATCAGGTTCTGTCCGAATAAGTCAAACTGGTTTCAATGTATAGTTGGGTACGATAAAGGAGAAAAGGCGATGAGCAGTAAATATATAGGTCACTTACAGCAAATTTTCATAATGAGATAAATATTATTGTGACCTGGTTCTGGAGATTTAATGAAGCAGAGTAATTAATTCAAAATACAGTCTGATGACTAGATATAATCGATGAGAGTTTGATTCTCTCATGTATTTTCATGTAATTTTTTATGTATTTATTCATCAGCAAGGGTTAATTCTATAATGATATTGCCGCGTTGTTTATTGTCATATAAATTGTGCTTATTTGGTATTATTTTGCCTCTATTTTTAAAAACAATAAACTGTGGTTGCTTTGTTATCTTTACATCACTTGACTGTATTTTAAACAAGCTATCTGCAATATTTAAATCATCATATCCATCTTTAAATAACTTCATAATAGATGATTTATGTTTTATAATAATATCATTGTTTTTAGTAATGCTCGTGTTATCATCAATATCTGGTATATTTTTAATAATCATATCATCTATTACAATTTCTTCATGCCAGAGTGGTATATAATGAGTATCCGTATCCGTTTCTAATTTATAAATATTATCATGTAGTAAGTCGTGTAAAGAAGGGTTCAGTAAAATAACATTATTATTTTTTATTTTATTTTGCATAATCTCCTTGAAAAGGCGTAGATGGTCTTCATTTAAATTAGATAAATAAGAATATTGGGAGAGAAACGCATAAATAGAGCGACACTTTTCAATATCTAATTGTTTAAACAATTTAATGGAATAAGAACTACAGCCTTGTATAATCGACTTCAATGTTGTTTTAATTGTTATGGGATCGAAATTTTCAAACCCTTTCTGTGTTTTCATAATATATTCTACAAAATGCAAAAGTATAGTTTCATATGTTTCATATGTTTCATATATATCACTGGTTTTGCTGTCATCGCCGCCATTATTGTCATCATCACCGTTACTGTTTTTATTGCAGTTATCAGGATATTCTGGCATACGACTATTTTTCCTTAAAAAATCATAACTGTCCTTTATATTTTTAAAAGTTTCCGAATCACCTCCTTTGTCTGGATGATGTCGCAAAGCTTTTTTGTAATAAGCGCGTTTTAATATGTCATCTGTAATATGTATACTGATTCCTATATCTAAATTTTTACGAGCAGTCCAAAAGTCCATTATTTATGGTAGTATATAGTATATAAAAAATTCTCTCTAAATGAAAAATAGGTCTATAATTATTATTATATTGTGAAAAAAAATGATATATGTCGTATAATAATGGTTCAACATTATTGCCATTTAGTTTGTTATTATCAATAAAATAGTTAAGTGTGTAAAAAATAAATACATAAATATCAATGTTGTAAATTAATAAGTTATAAAGTAAGTCTCTAAGGTTTCCAAATGATAACTCGTGTTTATTTTCAATTACATCAATTAAATTATGGATGTGTTTTTCATGGATTTTATCTAACTTACTTGTATTGTATAAAATATTATTTATATTTGTAATTCTATTTGTATTTTTAAAAGTGTCTTCCAGCATTATTTTATTTATCTTGTATTTTTTTGATTTGTGTGTATGTGTTTTGATGCATTGCAAATACGATGTTTTGGTAGGTCTAGATAAGTTAATCAACTGACATCTAGAAAGTATATTATCTGGAATAAAACTAATATGTTCTGTAGTAATAATATACTGTATTTTTATTTTTTTATGTATCAAGTTTTGCATGTAAGTAAAAAATATATCTAACAATTCAGAATGTATTTTGTGGAAATTTTTACACAATATAATTCCAAATTTGGATTTTCTAGAACCGATAATCTCTATAATGTGATAAAATAAATTATTAAACAACACTTTGGAATTACAACCTAATAATTCCATATCTATTTCAAAGTGAACATCACTAATTTTATAAAAATATTCTTTTTTGTTTTGAAATAAATAAGTCATTTTTTTCTCATATTTGCATTTTGTAGGGCTGTATTCTTTTATATATTTCAATGACTGTGAATATTTACCAATACCAGGAGGCCCGTAAAAAACAAGATGTTCATTTATAAAATTTTCTTTTTTTATGTGCTTATGTAAATCGAAGTTGTCAACTTGTTTAATATAATCGCTGAATTTATTATTCATAACTATAATTATTTATTAAATCCTTTTTAAACTTAAATAGATAGTTAAGTTTAAATATATTAATAATGGAAACTGTTGTAATTGAAAGTGAAGTTGAATCTCACAATGAAAAAATAACCGTTGAGGCATTAAGTATTATTATTGAAAATATACCCGCTATCAAAAATATAAAAAAGAAGTTGGAAACTATAAAAAACGAACAACCTAATTTATACAAGTTGTGGAAGTTAAATATTTATCAAAATGAAGTCAAGTTAATCAAATCTTTATTGGACTGTGATGTGATGTTAGAAAAAGTAGATACATTAACAACTACACTTAGTTTGGCGGATATTCAAACATTTGTTGTATTAAACAAGTGTGGGTATACTTTGTAAACGCACTTATATAATATATCATAAACAATTATTATTTAAACCTACGCCCAATATTTATGTAATGTATTTAACAATTCCTAGTAATAAGTTTGAAATCAATAACATAATTATAAGTGATAAATCTAAAAATAATGTAATAGAAAATAGTTTTTTTTACCGAATATACTACTCAAATAACATTGTATCAATGAATGGTATTTATATAAAATTTAATTTGTATGATTTAGGCATAGAAGAGTATTATAACAAAATAAAATGTAATTTCTCAAGATATGATGAAAGAAATAAACAAGTCATAAATAAGCTTGTTGAAATAGAGCATGAAATATTGAAAAATTATATTCAATTAACACAAAATCCGGTTTATACTATTAGAGAACAATTGGTTAATTACTACATTAAATTGTTTCATAAAGATAGCAATAAACTAACTGGAAATTTAGCTAAACTGTCTGTGGTATTGAAAATATCGGGTATATGGTTGACAAATAAAGAACATGGATTAACATTTCGCTTTATCATAGTAGATAAATAAGCATAATCATAAGCATAATCATACGCATAATCATAAATAAATTAGTAACTATATTAATTTATTTATAACTATACCATACCCATAGGTATTTATATGTTAATTTTACTTTTAGCATTTAATTATAACTATATTTATCAACTTTTTTTCTATCAATATCAGTTTTAATGTCATATATTAAAAATGCTGTAAATAATCCCATACCAATTATGATTTCAGGAAAAATTTCAGTGCCCATAAAATTTTTCGATATAGTTAATGTGATTTGAATCGCCAAAGACAAAATCGTAATCATGTTTTTAGTTTTAAAATTAATAGGCACCTGGATGCTAGTAAACATACTAGGTGAACTAGAAACAATTAACAAGTAAAAAGCGATTTGTCCGATAACAGCAAAAATGTCAAAGGTATTGTAAAATGAGACAAAAACATTTTTAATTGTAGGCCAAGCACCAATCGATTCATCAATGGCTTTTGCTATACCTTTAGCAATTTTAAATAAACTTCCTAGTAAAACAATACCAGATATTGCGCCCAATGCTATTATTAATGGAGCTAACATATTGTCCATTTTAAATCCAATTGTAATTATAGTTGCGGTAATAACTATGTTAAAAAATATCAAAGCAGCACCGAATTTGTTCATTATATATATTTATATATTTATAATAATTATTTATGAATTTATGAATTTATGAATTTATGAATTTATGAATTTATGAATTTATGAATCTATGAATCTATGAATCTATGAATAATTTTTATGAATGCTGTAGTAGGAAATAAGGAAATAAGGAAAATAAATTAAATAAATATTATATATAATACAATTATAATGATGCATCCAATTATAAAACCAGCAAACAATTATGTAATGCATAAAGAAGTAATATCGATACATGGAGTAGATAAAGATAAGTCAAAGTGGCCGAAAAACAACGAGTTTGAAATATCTCTCCCTTATCCACTTCAAAATGTAAGTTATATTAAGTTAAAAGATGTGACTCTCCCCAATTTTCTACATAATATTAGTGAACGAAAGCAAAACTCTAAAATAAGAGTACAATACGCCAATCCTATATTTGGCACTGCGATGGATATTAATCATCATGCCGGTGATGTAACAGAAACAATTACGGTTCCAGATGGGTATTATACACCGGTGAAACTTGCCAATATGCTGCAAAATCTTTTAAATAGAACCATGTATAATCAGTTTGATTTTGAACCGTTTAAAGTAAAATATGACATTATAACCAATAAAATATTAGTCGGCGTTACTGAAGGGCAATTTAAGTTGTTATTAACATACGAGCATGAATACAATGATGAGTTGAAATGTATATATAAGCCTAAATTTAATAATTATATGGATTGGGGATTAGGGTGTATTTTAGGGTATGAAAAAGTGGATTATACTAGCACTACATTTGATGTGGCGACGGCGGATAGTTATACACAATTAAAAACAGGATTAACGCTTCCGCATGAAACAACTGCTTGGTTGATTCCATCTAAACAACATAACAGTGCTAAAACAACGGTTGCGTATTTAGAATCTCCACACGCGGTTAATACTACAAAATACGATTCAATGTATATTGAATTAGACAAGCATAATTACATAAGTGAAATCCAACCTTATTCGGATAATACTAATGCCAGTTTTAATAATGATTTGGTATTTAAAAACAATAGTGCATTTGCTAAACTATCTTTGGTGAAAAATAATGTGTTGCAGGCTTCTATTGTGGCTGATCAGTTGTTTCATATGTTATCGTTTACTCAAAATGAAATAACTAGTAATTCGCATAATTATAATCCACCTATTAAATCATTAAATAAATTAAAATTTAAGTTTAGACATCATGATGGGACGATGGCGGAATTTGATAAGGCATCTCCGTCTCTTACTTTGGAAATTGGGTGTTTATTAGATGAACAACCCCAACATGGAACAATTCGTAGGCAATTTTAAGTAAATTTGCCCTAAATTTTCAAATTATAAACGAATTATCCTTTTAAAAATAAAAATAATATATATTTTGTAAAATCAACTTAAAAAGAAGCAGTAATAATAGATTATAAGATGCCCAAAGTATCAAAGAAAGCAAAGACTACTGAATCAGCACCAGCTGCACCCTCTACTCCTGCTACTGCCCCTGTGGAAGTTCAATCTACTGAACAAGTAGAAGTTCCATCTCTTACCGATCAATTCAATGATTTGTTGGGGCAATTGTCTACTCTACGAACCCAACTTACTAGTGTAACTAGTCAAGTTCGTGTATTGGCCAAACGTTCTGATCGCGAATTGAAGCAAGCCCAAAAGGCCAGCAAAAAGAAGCGCAAGGCTGGAAACAAGGAGCCAAGTGGTTTTACCAAGCCAGCAAAGATTAGTTCTGAACTAGCAGCATTTCTAGGAAAGGCCGAAGGAACTGAAATGGCACGAACTGAAGTGACCAAGGAACTACAAAAGTATATTCTTAGCCACAAGCTTCAAGACCCTGCAAATCGTCGCAACATCAACCCTGATACCAAGTTGCGAAAACTTCTAGGAATGAAGAAGTCGGATAGTTTGACTTATTTCAACCTTCAAAAGTGGATGAAGCCTCACTTCAAGACTGCCACTCAGGTAGCTTAATTTACATATAATATGTAATAACACATAACACATAACATGTAAAAATATTCTAATAAATAATATTTGTAATAAAAATTATAAATATTATTGTTTTTTCTATCAATCTCTAATGTAATAACATGCGATAACCATCACATCATTAATATGATTCAATCACAGGAGGATATATGAAATTATCTTGTTCCAGTATTTCGTGTAGTGTATTGTTGTCATTTTGACTTGATATAATATCGGTTTCATTAAATGTATCATTTAAGTTAATGGTATATAAATCATGAATCGCATTTAGTTCACTAATGGTTGCTTTTGTCATAAATTCACTATACTTAACATATTCTATAAAACTGCTTGCTCGATGAGTAGATGCAGATTGTTTGTATTGTTTGTATAGTTTATAATAGTCAAATACGGTTTTAGATGATTGATTGTAATCATTACTTGATAAAATACACATCCATTTAAAATCTTCAAAACCCATTCCTAAGTATTTCAATATTAAATCTAAATTATACTGCAAACAAGTTTCGTTTACAATATCAAGATTTCTATATACATATTTTGAGTTATAAACAAACATATCCATATCATCCGACATACACCCATCTTTGTATATTGTATTTACTAACTCACCACATACCGCATCTGCTTCTTTTGGTGCGATATAGTATTTCATACCATAACTAACCAACAACTTTTTCACATTTTCAATATCCGTTTTTTTTATTTTTGTAAATGACTTTTTCAATTCAATCAATTGATTTTTGTTTGTTTTTATATATTTATCAGTGGAATTATCGATGATGTCGTAATACTTTTTTTTGGCAACATACCGTTGTTCATTTCTATCACGAATTGTTTGTAACTTTATCTTATCGGGTTCTCCATCAAATACAAATATAGCGTCAATATTGTAATGCTTAAATATGCTGCATAACTTATATATATTTGTTAATAACATGTCTTGTGACTTGTATTTATACAAATAAATACTTATATCGATCACAATAGAACGATTTTTCAATTCATTTAATGATACGATATTTACAGCATGCAAAGCGTTACGCTTCAATAGTTTATTTAATAGTTTGATACCCATAATTGATTGCTTAGTTTGACTTGGTTTAATTAAATATAATAGTGTAATTATATTATATTTAATTAATTTCAATTTAATAGTTATTAAGTTATTAAACGCCATTAATGGTCATCATCATTGTATTCAACATTTTTTTAAAAGCGGGGTTTGATTTGTCTATTTTATCATAAAATACCTTATATTTTTTAAAAACATTTAAAATCAACTTTTTATTGTGTAATTCTTCTATTAACTGTAAAAACCGTTTAATGGTTTGGGGTGTTTTGTCGAAATTTAATAGAGAAGAATTATTTTGTTTAAAAAATTTAATCGTATCGTTATTGTAAAAGAGTAACACGCCTTTTATAATGTAATAACACAATACATTTGTTTTTTCTTTATATAAATTACTTTTAATTTTACTATCTACGGTTTTATCCACCAACATCATATAATTCATGTTCATATAATTAAGTATCTTTGTAATTTGAAACATTGTAAACATTTGCTCCGTTAATAAACACACTTTATATAATTGTAAGCATTCCTTTTTCTTAGATTTTTTATCTAATATCATAAATGAAAATAACAAGCAGTTTAAATTTGTTGTCCACCATTCATTATATGTTTCACTTAAAGCATACTCACTATCTACACAAAATATATTTTTTAAACTTTTTTTAATTGTATCGTTTAAGTGCATTGACACAAAATCCAAACATAGTGAATGAAATAATTCATGAATTAAACATTTCAACCATTCTTCTTTTCTAAAAATAAGTATTTGACCATGTTGGCTGCAACTATAAGTAACTGCGGTATTTATATTTTCTATATCCAACGGCATTATACTGCTATTGGGGAGCATTTTTTCGTTGTCGTCTAGATATAAGTATATAGACAGCGTTTTTGTTTTAGCACTACTGGTTCCGCTTTTACCGCTTTTTGGACTTGCGCTCGTGCCGGCGACAGTGCCTGTTGTATATTCTAATAATAAGTCTATTATAGAAATAGCATGCAACATGATATATTTTGTTATATTTTGCTCATTAGTTACATCATTTAAGTATATTGTAATATCTATGTTTTTTAAGGTTAATGTATATACAATGATTTTCGTTGTTTTTTTATATATATTTTGTTTAAATTGTTTAACACAGAAAAAACTGTCTAATAATTCGGTATAAGGTATATCACTTTCCGTTTTAACTGGAATGGTTGAGATATTTATTTTTTTATTATTCATTAATCGACGCACTTTTTTATAAGAAATATATAGGTCATTATAAAGATTTCCAATCACCTTTTTTTCAACTGATGTATTCTTACTAGGGATATTTAAAAGGTCAATATTATTTAACAGCGTATTTATAATAAATTCATTTTCACTGGAACGCATATTGTTATATATTAATTATATATTAGTTATAAATTATATTTATATTTAATTATTAATATAATTTCGAGATTAAAAATGGTAACACGCAGTTATGTATGTATATGTATATGTATATGTATATGTATATGTATATTTATTGTTTGTTTTGCAGGTATTTTCTTACTTTCATTGTATCATAAAAGACAATAGTTTCTTTTCGGGAATAGTGAACCAATTTGGCCGTTTTTGTTAGTAATAACATTTTCTTTAAATCTTCATTTTGTGAATATTTTGCCAATTGTCCATTATACATGACATCTTCATTATTATTATTTAACATGAAATCTTCATCTTGTGTAATCGTTTTTGGTCGGAATTTTTTATTATTAACCTTTCCAGTTATACCACCGGCTCCTTTTGCGGCAATTGGATCCGTTGAAATTTCAGATTTGCTTTCCATAGTAAATAATTTATAATAATCCATATTGTTTTTCTTAAACTTGTTGGCTTGATAATAATGTTCCACACTCGCCCATTTATATCCGTCCAATTCAAACAACGCTTTTACTTTGTTTTTACTTTTGATGTCTTTTACCGTATATAAGTTTGACAATTGTTGTCGCCAGTTTTTAATTTTCTTAAGTTCATCAAATTCATTCACCATTTTGGGAGAGATATTTTCACCACTTCCTTTTCCAGGCATAGCATCTTTTGATTTACTATAAAACTGGAATATTACACTATCATCAAATAACTCGAGATCATCTTTGCCGGGCGATGGCGACATCTCTGCTTCATTATCGGAACCGAAATCTTCATCGTCTTGCTGTGGCATAGTGCTTGGAATACCCATGTATTTTTGAAATTTGGGAATGTAATTATACAAGCTTTTACCACTACTACTACCACATTTGGCGACGATATCTTCTCTAAGTTGATATGGAAGTTCATGAAACCTCATCGCACCCTTTCCATCGTATTTTATTAATTTGTAATGTGTTCCAGTATGGTCTAATATAATATAATACTTAGGATTGAAATATCCCTTCTCTTCTATTTCATTTAATGTAAAATCACCGCACTTTACCACGCGATCTTTTAAATCCATCTCATAGTATTCACTACTTAATACGATAAGTTTAATATTCATTAAATATTCCAAACGAACAATCGATGCCGCGTCACCCCAAAATTCACAGGTATTGATCATTTGCTTTAAATTATCTAATGTTTCTATACCATCCATAAACTGAAACTCCTTTATATTTTCTTGTGCATGGGCGAGTTCATCTTTATGGGTTTTAAATACTGGCTTAATAGAATCAAATTCTTTATTTAATTGAAGTGCCTTGTCGCGCAAAATCAACCGTGTATCTCGGTCTTTTTCTTTTTTAGCATCGGCGGCTGTTTTTTTATATTTTTTCCGTATTGCTTCATGTTGCTTTTTTAGTTCGGACATTTTTTGCTGCAAATCATTGATTTCCTTCTTAATTAAAGTGTAATTTTCATAATAAGTGTCAAATTGTTCTTGTGTAGTGTTATCACTTAACATTTTTCTAATTTCAGGAACCGTTATGGAAATATTGCGATGACGCAGACCATCTCGTATAGAGGAAAACAAGCAATCGCCACCGCCTTCGTTATCTAACAAATCATAATTGGCATTTTTATAGAATTCTTCAATCCATGTCGACGAGGTTTCTTTGGAAAACGCATTAACTATTTGATCGTTGTCTTGCTTTGTTTCAATAATATCCAAATAATCTTCATCATCTTCTTCATACATAAATTGCTTCATATCATCTGTTTCTTGTTCTTCATCGGTCTCTTGTCCATCTTCTTCACTATCTAATTCATCGTCACTATCGATATCTGGCATCAATTCATACTTTTCCATTATGTCTTCAATGTATTCTTTAGTTGCAAAATTAAACAACAACGGTCCTTCAATATACGCTATATCAAGGTCATTATCTTTATCTAATAAGTTTGTGTAATCTTCTGCTAAAAATTCATATATACCTATCTTAACTTGTACATTTTCATTTAATACTAAGTATACAGGAGCAAAATAAACATTGTCATACAAACTTGTATTTACCATTCCAACGCTGATATTTACATCTATATCAAACAAGTTAATGCGAAACATGGACACCAAAGTATTTTTATCATGCTTTTCTACATTTTTATCTTCCTTAAATTTAATTTCATTTATGATATTAGAGACTACCATTATAATTTAAATTAATATTTTATTTAAATATTAATTTAACTATTCAATTTAACTACTCAATTATTTAACTATTCAATTATTTACATCACATTTAAATTAATAAGTTTAGGTGCTTATCACAAATTTAGATAGGTATTCATCATTAGACAACTCGTCCCAATAAAACCATAAAGTTTTTCTATGGTCTACTATAAATTGATTGTCGGGTTCGTTTTCAAATTCAACGATGTCGTCTATAAGGTCTGACTTCTTTTTTTTTCTAATAGACAATCCATAATAGTTCATAATATGAACTAAATCTTTTTTTAAATAATTAATATCATAGTTGATTTTATCACTTAAAATGCTATCCTCATCGGTCAATTGTTCTGCATCCTGATTGTTTAAATCCTCGCATTTTTTTTGCACCATATCTTCAATGTCTTTAATCTCTATTTTTTTAAGTTTTGTATTTTCGGCATTTTCATCAACTATATCACAATTCATTAATTTAATTGAAGGACAATATTTAATATTGTTTAGTAAAGATAATATCATTAGATTATTACCAATTTAAGTATTTAATATTTAATAAAAATAACATAACATAACTTAACATAACTTAACATAACTTAACATAACTTAACATAACTTAACATAACATAACTTAACATAACTTAACTATAAATATTCGTCTACAAAATCACAACACTTAAATACAATTTTCTGCGTCAATCCATCGTGTTTTTTTGCATTCATATTAGAAATGTCTTCTATTTTATCATTTAATTTCAATTCACATAAACAACCATCGTCATATGTTGCGAAAATCAAAATATTTCCAACAACTTCATCTAATTCATGTTCCTTTTCTTTATCATTTACATATTCATCAAACATCGTCAATAAATCAACTACGATATTTTTAACGATGTCTGTTTCAATTAACCCTTCGCGCATAATAAATGTTAAAAACTTACTAAATGCCCGTCTATTTTCATTTATTTTATTTATTTTACAAAACTCGTTATAGTCATCATCGGGATCTACATACTTAATATCTTTAAACAGTTCCGTATAAGTATTTAAATCAACATTGTATACTGATTTTAAGTTAAAAATATCATTTAACTCTTTGTATAGTTTGGCATATATTTCCGACCAGAAAAAATTAGTTTTTCCAATATCAAAAATACAAACCACCACTTCTTTTAACATTTCCAAATTAGTATTGACATCGTTATTAATTAAATCAATGATTTCCGTTTTAATAATATCATAGTTGTCTTTTGTTAGTTTATTTAAATTGCTTCTGATTTTATCGACAATTATATTAACATCGCTGTTTTCTTTTTCTAGTTTGGTAACTTTAAAGTTTCTAAGTTCGTTCCAGTCGGCATTATCTTTATTTTTGTATCGCGTGTGTTTTTTCTTAAAAATAGGAGTTTTTTGATAATTAGGCGCTCCTACTCGTTTTGCCAGATTATTAATCAACGATATCGTGTTTTCATTAATTTCCACGATATCCCCATTTTCTTCCGTGTTATAATAAAATTCTAAGTCATAACGATTTGATTCAGAATGTAAGCTTTGAATTGAATTTGATCCTAAGTTTGTAGATTGCAACATTATTATATTATGATGTGTGTTATATTTAATACATTTAATGTAATTAATAATTAATTAATGTAATTGATTTATATTATTAATAACTTACAGGCAAGTTATGATGTAGTTATGATTATTTTAGTTTAGGTATAGTTTATTTAATAGATGATAAGTATTATAATTAATTATTATCTATTGTGATTAACGGCGCTTGTTGGTCTTTTTCTTATGCTTTTTTCCTTTATGCGATTTTTTCTTATGTTTTTTATGCGATTTTTTCTTATGTTTTTTATATGATTTTTTATTTTTGCGGGATTTTGAACTTTTGCGCGTGTTGCGACGTTTGCTTTTGCGCCCGCCCAACGTCTCATCGTAATCACTCATACCTGTAACGTTAAGCATATTTCCAATATAGGTTCGCGCTTTTTCCTTAAAATCGTTAATATCATTGAATGCATGTTGCCCCTTATCGGTTATCTTATTTAATTCATTACACACAATATCAACAAGTTTGGTGTATTTTTGTTTAATAGTTGTAGCGGTACCACGTACAGCTTCAGTTTGTGCACTTGCTGAAGATTTCATTTCTTGTATCTGTTTCTCTATTGTCTTTATTTTGTCGTTCATACTTCGTGTGATCATATTCCTTTTTCCTATTATATCTTGTTGCGCTAATTTTAATTTTTCTAGAACAGTTGTATAATCTTCTACTGCGCTTATTCCGGTTTTGTAATATCTACCAACCGATGCAGCGGCACCAAAACTAAATAAATTTCCTATGTTTTCAGACAGCGTATATTTAACCCCGGAAGTGGCTGCTTTACCGACATCAACAACAGCCCCACTAGCTGTACCAGCAAGGTTTGCGGTATCAGAACCAACCTCAATAGCTGATGTTATCGAAGTAGATACGGTATCATATATTGCATTTGCTGCATCTGATGCAAGACCAAAAAGTCCGAATGATTGATTTAACGCCTTGCTCCCCTCGATCGCAGTTCCAGCCAACGCCAGTATTACAACCGCATTAACCGCTAGTTTCACCTTGGGCTTATCTTCGCACATCCCACCGCCTGTTGTTGCGCCTGTTGTTGCGACTGCTTGGCCCTTCAATGAGGGCCACGCATAATTTACGCGTTCTAGGTTCCTCAATTCCATACCACCATAAACTCGCTTAAATTGGTTAGTAAAACTAGTCTCGATTTTGTCAACCGCGTCTGTGACTGCGTTATCTATATTAATTAATGCTTCTGCTTCTGCTTCTGTTAACGGATTTTGTTCTGTTGCTGATCCTGACATCTATATATTATATTACCATTTTTTTTTACTATCTACATTTTTTTATTGTATAAATTATCTATAAAACACGTGATAACATCACCGATTAAAACGCATCTTATTTTTAATTTATAATTTTATAATTTCTAATAATTTTCCTAAATATTTTATACTTATTTTTGATATATTAAATAACTAGAATAGTATCATAAATTATGTTAAATTGTATTGAATGGTATTATTGAAATTAAATGTTATACAAGATGTGTTTACTAAAATAGACTTAAAAACAAAAACAATAATATTATTATTATGGATACAAAATGCGAACTAGAAAATAATAATAAATCATATGAAATAAATGGATGGGAGGATGAAACTTTGGATTTAAAACCAAAGTTGGTGAGGGGAATATATTCAATGGGGTTTGAAATCCCCAGTAGTATACAAAAATCGGCATTATATCCGATGGTGCGTAATGTAAATAACAATCGGCATCGTGATATTATTGCACAGGCGCAATCTGGAACGGGTAAAACTGGTGCGTTTACAATTGGAACTCTGCAACTGATTGATGAGAAAAGCGACTTTACGCAAGCATTGATCGTTGCCCCTACGCACGAGTTGGCTACACAAACTGAAAATGTGATTAAACAACTTGGATTGTATTTAAAAGTGCGGACGATGTTGTTGGTGGGTGGAACATCGGTGGATAAAAATAAAAAGGACTTGTCTGAAATTAAGCCCCATGTTGTTGTAGGGACACCGGGGAGAATTCATGATATGATTCGCCGTCGTTATTTGCTGGTTGATAAAATGAAGTTGTTGGTAATTGATGAAGCAGATGAGATGCTTTCTGCTGGGTTTAAAGAACAAATGTATAAGATATTTCAACATTTAGACAACGATATTCAGGTTGCTTTATTTAGCGCGACTTATTCGGCTGAATTGGAAGAACTATCTAGGCAATTTATGCAAAATCCAACGCAAATACGAGTTAAAGCACAAGAACTTACATTACAGGGGATTGCTCAATATTATATTAATTTAATTGATGATGTGCAAAAGTATGAAACGGTAAAAGACATATTTGAAAGTTTAAGCATTTCGCAGGCAATTATTTATTGTAATAGCACTCATCGTGTCGATGATTTATGCGAGGCGATGAAAACAGATAATTTTCCCGTGGAAAAAATACATGGTAAAATGAGTGAACAAGAACGAAAAGAAAATTATGTGAATTTTAAAAACGGTGCTTGTCGTGTTCTTATTACTTCTGATTTATTTGCTAGAGGAATTGATGTTCAGCAAGTAAGTATTGTTATTAATTTTGACATACCTAAAAACGAACATACTTATTTACATAGAATTGGTCGTTCTGGAAGATGGGGAAGAAAAGGAATTGCTATTAACTTTCAAACAAAGCAAGATTGCACGAAACTAAAACGGTTTTCTGATTATTATCATACTGAAATCATAGAAATGCCTTCTAATTTCACAGAACATTTAAAAAGTATATAAATTATATTAGATACCATATATCATAAACATATAACATACATCACAAACATATAATATTTGCGTATTAATACAATCATATTTATAATTTATAATTATAAGTATGAGCGACACTGACCATGGTCCCATAAATAGTAAGCCGGAGTATGAAATGAAAATAAACGAGGTTTTTAAGCAACCGGTAGACTTTTGTAAAAAAACACATTTAATAGATAGTAGTGTTAAAAGTGATTTGGAACTAATAACCACTGAAAACCAGGAAAGTGATTCTGTATATAACAATTTAGTTTCTCTTGAAACAAAAGTAGGGAGAGAAGTTTTAAATGATTTTGCCGGTAAATACTCTACAAATACTAAATTTCTAAAAGATACACAGAAGTTATTAAAGCATTCCAGTGATATTTTAGTTGATAAACATTTAATTAACGATATGACCGATCTATGGACCACTATTAAATCAAATAAAACATTTGTAGAAACTTATCAATATCTTGAGTTTGAAAGATTTAGTTATTTAAACTACTCTACTGTATTTTTAACTTGGTTGACTATTTTAAACCTTTTCTCTCCCCTTTTACAGGTTATAACCCCCGTATTAATCTTACTTATACCTTTTTTATTGATGAAAACCATTAGTAATAATCCCAATATTAATTTTTCAAACTATTTTGATGGTTTAAAGTATGTATTAAGCAACAATAGTATGGGTAAAATGGTTTTAAATTTTAATAGTGCGAATATACAGCAAAAACTACAATGTGTAATGGTTGTGTCAATGTATTTTTATAATTTATATCAAAACGCAGTATCATGTTACAAATTCTACAAGTCACAGTTTGATATACAAAAACATTTGTATTTAACTAAACAATATTTAAACTACACGATTCAATCATATGATTATTTTATCAATAAAATCAACGGTTGTAAATTAAAGCAATATGGATATCATACAGATGAACGATTTTTGCAAACATTACACAAATATAAGTATAAAACCACCGAATTATTTAATAAATTTAACTTTGTAAGTGAAACTATGAGTTACAAGTATTATTCTAAGCCAGGCACTATTATGAAAACATTTTATGAATTATATGATTCCAATGATGTAAATGATACGATCACTTATTCTTTAGGATTTCATGGTTATTTTGACATATTAAACTCGATCGTTCATAAAATTAAAGCAAAAACAATTAATAAGATAGCATATACTGATAAAAATAAATGCAGTTTTACAGATATTTACCACCCTTGTATTAATAAAAACCCTATTAAAAACAGTATTGATTTTAGTAAAAATAAAATAATAACTGGACCAAACGCTGCAGGAAAAACCACTATTTTAAAGTCCGTTATTATTAACATATTATTAAGTCAGCGATTTGGATATGGATATTACAGCGATGGTATTCTTAATCCATACAAATATTTTCATTGTTACATCAATATACCAGATAATTGTAGCAGAGATAGTTTATTTCAATCAGAAGTTAGACGATGTAAAAACATACTGTCTTGTATTGAGAAAAATAAAAAAGATAGGCATTTCTGTGTATTTGACGAATTATATTCTGGAACAAACCCATATGAAGCAATATCTAGCGCAACGGCTTACTTAAAATATATTAGCAAATATGATAATGTATCATTTATATTAACAACGCATTTCATGAAAATATGTCAATTGTTGAAAAAGCAAGAAAAAATAGAAAATTGCCATATGAAAACAAATCAAAAACAAGACACACTTACTTATTTTTACAAATTAATTTTAGGAACTTCTCATATTAAAGGGGGTATATCGGTTTTAAAACAACTTAATTATCCAGAAGTTATTGTAAATACAGCAAAAACAATATTAAATTCTATATAATCTATCGGGTTACATAATCCATCCGGTTACATAATCTATTAAATTACATAAACCTGTTTTAATATATCAAAAATAAAATAACATTCGTTAAAAATAATGTTTAAATATATTTAATGATATTAAAATATATGTTTAGCAAAGGAAATGTGTTAACATTAGGAGTATCGCTATGTTCAGTAGTATTAGTTTATTTATATGTAAAAAACAGAATTAATAATGTCGAAAGTAAAGTTGACCGTTTAATTGAAGTCATACAATTATATGATCAGCGTTCTCAACTTGCTCAAATGCAAATGGGTGGAAATACCGGCCAAAAAATTGTAGTATCAGATGCAGAAGATCATGAGGAAGGTAGTGAAAGCGATGAAGAAGGTAGTGAAAGCGATGAAGAAGGTAGTAGTGAAGAAGATGATGCGGAGGATGAAGAAACAACTGAAACATTAACACTTGAAGCAGGAGATAGCGTAGGTGATGGAAATAGTGTTTTTATGCAGGCTTCTTTGGTGTTGCAACATGATGATTTAAGTGTTAGTGGTATTAAAGGAGAGGTAGGAAATTTACACGAAGTGTCTCCAGACATTAAAGAAGTTGATGGATTGGATGATATGGATGATTTAGAAGAAGAAAGTGATGAAGATGAAGATGATGATTTAGAAGTAGAAGAAGTTGTAGACTTTTCTAAAATGGGTAAACTAGAATTAAAAAAACTATGTGAAGATAAAGGGTTTGATATAAAAGGAAAGAAAAAGCATGAACTAATATCACTATTAAAGTAAAGGTAAAGGTAAAGGTAAGGGTAAATTCAACTATAAAAAGCAAAGATAAAAGCAAATGTTATCAATAATTTATTTTATGAAAATATTATTATACTTAATAAAATATAATAATATATATATTAATATGAGTTGGAGCACATGTTATAAAGGTTCAAATAATATTTATTCTGATTTTCCTGCTATGATGAGTGATGGGCGAGTGTATACCGAACACGAAACTGCTTGTGATATAAATAATTCTATTGTAAAAAATGTCGGAATCGATAATAACTATGATTACAGGCAATATTTAATTAACAATGGTTTAGATATAATGTCGCAAAATATGGATTCCGCACAAATGTGTTCAAATGTCAAATCATTTACAAACAATGTTAATCGTGATAAATACTTATTTAAAAGTATGTCAGATAAACATCAACCAATGGGATATGAAACTTCTGATTTAAAAAACTTATATTTAACACGTAATCAGTTAGAAAGTAAGCAAACCGCTGAATTTGTTACACAAGAAGAATTATTAAAGATGCGAGCAAGTAACTAAACAAGTAATAAATATTAAAATAACATTTAACATTATTATGATTTTAAAGTAATATAAAATTATAATAAAATGAAAATAATTAGTATTGATGTTGGTATGAAAAATTTAGCATATTGTTATATAGAAAAAAAAGACACGGTAGAAACCGGTAGTTCTACATCTACATCTACATCTACATCTACATCTACATCTACATCTACATCTACATCTACATCTACATCTACATCTA